GAATTTCGTTCGTGCATCATGCACGCGATTTGTGGTGTGGGTGACCACATTTATCATCTTCTGCTCGGCACTCTTACCCAGGAGGCGTTCAGATTTGGGGTGGGATGCGAGTGGCCCAAGGACATCCCTGACCATGCCCGACCACCACTTATCTGGCTTGGCCTCCGCCACGAGGGACGCGGCATCCAAGTTCAGACCACGATCAATAATATCATTGAAGCGGATACTGAGCTCAGGCAGCAGCACAGGCTTGACTATGCGGGACTTTTGTCTGTAGTATTCCACCGTCTTGAGCCTCTCCAATGCCACCAACTTGCTCCTCAGCTGAGCAGGCAGTATGCTCGTTAGTATGGAAGCGTCGACGTCAGAACTAAGGGGGAGGGGACCGTCATACCAAGAAGCAATCTTGCCATACCCGAGTGAGCACATGAGCTTGGATAGTGCAGCACCCTGCTGGCGTACTTTCGTACCCACAGCTCCGGGTGTGGCATTAGCCGCAAAAACAACATCACGCCCATCACAGCGACATACACCCATGCCTCCCAGCCAAGTGGGGGAACGCAGGACGCTCGCTTTGGGTCTAAACTTCTGGCCATTGTGTTCAACGACGCTCCAGAATTTGACAGCAATGCTGCGCATGCGCTCAAATCGTGCCTCATGTCCGCCACGCCTAATACAGCGATTTATCCCATCGCTAACATTTTGCACTGATTTTATGCCAGCATAGCGTGGGCTCGTTTGTGTATCACCTGATGTCAGGCCAGCGATTGCGCGGCAATAGCTACCACTGATTGATGGACCCTCACGATACATCAACCGCAAATACTCCGCGCGGCGCAGACTAACCATTTGCTTATCTGCCTGTGCATCAAGGCCCAGCTCATCAATTAAACTAACGAATTTGAGCGCAGTCCAAAGCGAGGGCGAATCGCCTTCCATGTCATCGCCCAGAACGCTGTACCTGCTCAGGGGATCACGCCCGTAGCGTCTGATGAACATGAGACGCTGAGCGGTGGTGTAAGCAAAGTTGTAGGTGACGTTGATGTACATCGTGCTGCGCCAACCTGACCATAGGCCCCGGACTAATTCCACGAATTGGCCAGTTGGCAGTCGAGCTTCAACCTTGTCCAAGGCATTTGCGCACCACCGACATGCAAGCTGCATGAAGTCGGTCATCGTCTTAGCATCAGTGATGTCAGTGCAAGGAGGCAATGCCAACTTGCTAGCAATCGCCTGCGCTTGCTTGAACCACAACATCTGCATCCTCTTGAAAGTGTGGAGTATATTGTAATCCGCAAAATCACTGCATGCACGCACAAAGCCACCCATGCTGCTGGTCATGCGCATGGTCATCTGGGAAAATTCCACAAAACTATTCTGCTCCAGAGTTATGTTGTCAATGCTGCGCAGTACATGTCCTTCCCCACCCCAAAGAGCAATTGATTCCATGATCCAATGCCGCAGGGGCCCTGGCAACAGCATACGTAGTTTCCCAGCTTCATACTTGTGCGTGGGCTGACCTATGCAGTTAGGCCTTATCCCGAAACACTCCAGTATGCCACGCGGACCCATCACATTGAGTTGCGCAACTTTGGAGCCGCCGCTGGTGGGGAACACAGACCCATCGCCAGCAACGACAGCAAGGCCCTTCGACGGAGCGCTCCCAGATGTGGACCACGACAAGAAATCTACACAAAAATCGTCCAAAGTCTTATCCGCTTGCGCCATACAACCATCCGCATAAAGTGACGCCAAATAATCGGCGACATTCTCAACAAGGCCCTCAAAGGTACCA